TGACTTCAACGCCATCCTTAAAGATACGGACTGTATCAGTTAACGACTCCCCGGCCGTAAGAAGCTGAGACCCCTTGTTATTCGAAATCAAGACATCGTATTGGTTACCGGTGGATTCCTGAATGACAACCTCCTTGGACAACGCATTGAAACCGATAGAGGAACCGGAGATTTCAACAGTACCTGAAACAGTGATCCGGTCATTGTCATACCCGGATATGGGTACAAGATTCTTCATTACACGCAGGGCTGGTACCTTATAAGTAGCTCCGCCAATGGTAGTACTGTAAGCGTCTATTTTCTTGAAATAACCGACCATACCGGAGTTCGTAGACAAACCGTTATTGTCAAATGTCAGTAACAAGTCATTGTAACGATACTCAATCGTATTGGGTACAAGAATGCTACCGTCAGAAATATCACGCAGAATAACAACGACAGTCGGACGGCCGTTTTCGGGTAGTGCAGTAAAGTCCGGTATAAAAACAACCGTTCCTTTATTATACCTCTGTACAAGCGGAGTGCCTTCTACACGAAGTGTTCCGTTGATGGTAGTACCATCCATCAGGGCAATAAGGGTAAAACTTCCTTCAAGATTCATACGTCACCCCCTTCCTGTTCAACTGGGTTTTCGGGCGATTCTTCAGTAGTGATATCTTCTTCCGGAGATTCACTATCACTACTGCTTCCACCAGTTACCGGTTCTTCACTATTGTTGTCCTCATCTTCTTGGGGAGGATCATAAAGGCCACTCTCCTTTTGCTCTTTAATCAGCGCTTTCAACTTGTCATCCGAAAGGATTTCAGGGCTGAAATTGGAAAGCACCTTCAAAGCACTGAGCGGCAGGATTACACGGCCGTCCGGAATACGTTCCGCATACTTGTAATCGTAACCCTGCCCGTCCAGTTCTTCAGGTTTCACTAACAGATAATTCATAAGCTATTCATATTTAGATGTTATAATCAATTTGCCGTCACCCGTGGTGAGGGCTTTATTGTCGCTCGTAGTCACCAATGCCGTTACCGCGTACATCCTCACTGAAGCATATACCGATATGGGATATAAGGGATCGAACGAATAAGCGGAAGGCACGAACTCCACCGTCCTGCCGCGACCGACATTTTTTGCCGTACTGCCGGCCTTGGCGGATTTCGCGTACCAGTCAATCACGAACAGGCTGTCCTTGCTGCTGTCAATCAGCCGCTTGTTGTAAGACAATATGCACTCGTAACCTACAGTGGTATTCATGCGAGAGTTGATCTTGATACCTTTCGTCTGCCGAATGTCGGCACGTAATGTCCCCGGCATCTCCACTTTGATGGAAGTCGTCGCCTGCATCTCGTCCGAAGTCGGAGAAGATGGGCGCGTACCAGTATAATACGCTCCACGAACACGGACAGAAATATTCCTGAAGAATCGGGCATCGAGCGTCAGTGTTTTACTCCAGGTACCATCTGCATTCTTACCGGAGACAAAGACCTCTAATTCATCATCGGTAAAGTCACGCCATGTTGTGCCGTCAAGTATCTGCCACCAGAAAGCGGCATTGGCATCAGCCACGATATCCTCTCCAGAGTATATTTGTGCGGTTATATCATACAGCCATTCGCCCTTACTGTTTGGTACCACCTCAAGAGGGTTGATTGTCCAGCCTTTGGGACGGTTGATCTTCAGCGAATAATTGTTTGAGTCAAAGATACTGGTACGAAGCACAATGCTACGCTCAAACTTTTCCTGGGTATTCTTTCGCTTGTCCGTGATAGAAAAGATACAATGCAACTCTATCGGATTGTTATAATCCACATTCTTCTTTACCGTCAAAGAATAAGTAGGTTTACCTGTGGCAGATATGACATAATCATCATTGTTAACGATACGATTACTGCCATCTGATTTTGGAGCACCTTCATACCATTCGGCACCGGTAATTGCCTGACTGCCGTTCATCAAACCTTCCGGGTCCTGCACCGAAATGTAAGGCATGAGTACACAAGGAATAAGCGAGCGATCCGGCTCGTAGTCGTTCGTATCCTTGTTATAGTTCTGTACAGGATTACCGGATAGAACCTGTATCTCTGCCAGGAAAGAATAAGGATCAATATGTACCTGTACGTCTTTGGGTTGGGTTTGTATAGCCATCTTTTTTATATTCTAAATCCAACATAATTTTCTACTGTCTCAATCTTCTCACCTACCGGAATAAATACCCGGCAAATAAACTTGACTCTCTGATAATCATAACCAAAACCTAATCCTACTCCATGCTCATCAGTGTTATCAATGTGTATCACATTCTTTTGACCGTCCACATAGACAGGCTTCCAGCTATTATCAGCTGGAATATTACCGGTATCACGAAGCCACTCTATCGACACACCTGTAGTAGTCAGTAACACATTAGTAATGTCACGATTGGCGTATTTAATCCATGCAGTTATATCCATATTTACTTGACCGCGTTTTGCGCTACCGGGGGCAATGAAATCTAAGTAGTAGTTCTTATCCCCTTCGAGCAATACCCAACCAGCGGAGTTCCATTTAGGTTCTTCAGTCGTTTTATCAATCAGGCATCCCCATTTACAGCCATAATGATAAGCAGTATGCTGTTCCAGTGTAGTTATTACCTTCTGATTCTCTAAAAGAGTTTCATAGTCTACAAATCGGTAAGGTTCATCTCCCTGGGCGGTTTCCAAAGACCATTCACCTCGATCCACTTTTTTAGGGATAATCGTTCCATTCCAGTCAGCTTCATAGATCTTTTCAAAAACACCGATTTTAGCCATGACACCGACGTCGGTAGAGCCGATAGGAAGCTTCTCTATCATCTTTACGTTGGGAAAGCGGCCAATAGTTAACGCATAGTTGTAATCTTCGAGAATGGGCTTAAACACATTCTGTAAAAACATGATCCTGCCTTCACGGGAAGATATTAGCCAGCTTTGAGCACGCTCGTTCGGAGCTTCACCAGCATCCGGTACTTTCGCATTACCTTTGCGAGTCACATTATACCCTTCAACCGGTGGGTAGTTCTTGCCGCCCGGCACTTCGCTGTCGGGATAAAGAACTACAGTCAAAGTATTATCATTGCGGTTTTTCGATACTGGTCTGAACCAAGAAGTATAGTAGTCGGTACCCCCGATCAACAGCGAGTTCACGATTGAACATAATACGTCGTTTTCCTCTAATGTGGTCCAATCCGTATCTGTGCGCTTCTCCATAGTAAGCCGGTAAGTGCCATCATCCAACAATTCAACCTTTTCAATGGCGCCACAATCAGAGAAAGAGAAATCCCCGGCCATTGCCTGAATTTCATTGATAATTAAGCGCAAAACGGTCAGCGATGACCGCAACTCCATGCGGTCAGCCTGTATTCGTCCATCTTCTGCGATTATGCCCTTGCCCGCTATCAATGAATCAATGATGCTTTCGCCTACCGTTAATTTGCTCAAAGCCTTAATAGGCCCTTTTACTATGATGTCTTTCAAGAAAGTGATTATACCTTCTGCATAATCATCATTCTTTTTGCTGATAAACTTGTCTCCTAACCCTTCATTGTTTACCTTAATCGCCTTATCAATCTCGGCAAGTATTCTCAACGCAGAAAAGGTGTTCCTATCGGTAGGAACAACAGTATCATTGAGCTTTATCAAATAAACATACCCCTCCCCGCCTCCCCCTGTTTCACCACCTTCTTCTTCACCACCTTCAGGGAAATCAACATCTATATTGTCAACCATACCCTGTAAAGACACTTTAAAAATATAGCTCTTCAATGACACAATTTCCTGAGTCATTTCCGGTACGCTATTCCCCTTACGGACAAATCGCACGCCATTGAAATACACGTTCGAGCAACACAGTATCCGATTCAGATGCTCTGCAAACCAGACAGGACACCCCTCAGCATTACCAAGGGTAAACTTCTTCTGCGTACTCTCTACTGCAAAAAGTTCAACGATATTTCCATTAGAAATTTCAAACTGCTCATTGTTGACGGCAAATGTCCAATCATCATCTTTAAAGCCGCCAGGTGCACGGAATTCAAAATAAAACTGCTCTTCACCATTCCAGAATATGCAATCATTCCTCTGCTTATTACTACGCATAGAGTAGCGAATGAGAGTAGTCTTATCCAACTCGTGCTCATCATCCGTAACTTTGAAAACATTGCATTCTTGATCGCCTACAGAAATTGAATAATAACCAGGTGCCAGCCCGGTAATCGTTGAATGAAAGACTGTAGAACCATCTTTCAAAGAGAAGGATTGAAACTCAATTTCCCTGCTGGTACCATCAACATGATTTTTCAGTAAGCCATTCATCTTATACTCAGTAGTGGTAATAACCTCTATGAATATGTTATCAGTAGGTGCAAACAACTGTATGTACCTACTCTCAGCCCCAAATTTATCAGAGGATGGACTAAAGAAAAGTGGAGTAAATGGTGATATCTTTATCATAACTAACCAATACTTTTAATTTGCAGATTATAATCAACCCCTTCATAGTGCCCAATCTTGTATTTTAGCTCGTTTATGAAGCAAGTATATAACAGGCTATTCCTATCAACCTCGACCAGTGCATTCACATCCGATGGTATTCCACCGTCAGCAGTACTAATACTCAGAGTACTCACGGTAAACAAAGGATCTGTTAGTTCAATATCCGAGTTCTCGGCAACATCATTAATCCGAATATCACTGTTACCTGATGAAGAAGCAAAGCGTAATGACTTGACAAATGAACCGATGTATTCCTTATTAGCTTCGATGATAGAACGAGGTGAGAACATGGCATTGAACATGGTTGATGATGAAATTATTCCAGATACTTTATACCCTTCTCGTACAAGCTCATAAGATTCAGCATTTTCTTTTAAATGGGCCCCGACAAAGAAAGTATCATTGTCACTCTCATTATCAGTTGTATCTTTACCACGCTTACTTACCAAAAATTCGATTCCGTAAGGATCTGCACGAAGAGGACTTATCAGTTCAAGGGCCTTATCAGTGATGGTTATCCCAGTGTCATACTCGTTCGTAAAATGGAACTCATCGCGCCCGTTAATGCTGTCATAGTCTTGTTTATCGTAACCGACTCTCAGTAAAGAGTAAATAAGCGATGAGTTCACTTTTACCTTAAAATCCATTCCAGTATAGCTTATTCGCTTTTGTACTTCAGAATGAAACAAAGAAGTGCGCTTCTTAAAAACGACTTTATTTTCTGCGATATCCGGTACATAGCCGTAGACAACCTCCATCCAATCTGAGAAATGCTTGAAGGAAGTATATATTTTAGCCCCATCCAAGCCTCTGGCACTCTCTGCCGCCATTATCACAGTGGAGGATAGCCGAGTATCATCTTCATATTCTATTTCGCCTACATAGCCCTCATTTTCTTCATTTATGCTCTTCAATAAGCGGTTAAGAAGCACATCGGGCTTTATGACATCAATACGTTCTGATTGCATTTTTGCCATGTAATAAACTGACATTTTAAAATTCTCAATCTTGATTCTTACCCCAGCTTCAGTATTAAGGTAGATTCTATAAACCATACCTATTTTCCCTGATTCATTCTTTGCCGGATCTACCAATACAAGTTTTTTCTCATCGACATGATAAACACTGCCAGTTTTAAGCCCACTCGTATGATATACACTGGTACTGGCTGTATCAGAGCCTACTTTCTTTTGTCCCTCGACATCAAATCGTCCGGTACCTGATGAAATGGTTATATCACAGCTCAAATCCATGTATAAGCCATGTGGAGGTAAAGCAAACAATTTCATGAAAACACCTTTGGTATTGCCATAATAAGCACCATCAGATTCATGGTATGGTTCAATATAATCACCAACATAAAGTTCACTGCTCGCATCTACAACATAGACATCAATATTCGTATTAGCCTGAGACGTACCAGAAGGATATATATATTCATCGTTATCAATGTCGAAGTTAAATGTATTCAGCATCAATAAACGATCATAATTGAGAGTCTTTTCTTCCTTTAATTCACTTACAAGATATTCGTACTGAGTGCTCTTCTTTGCCTTAATCTTAGCAGCAAGAGTACTATCTATAGCATTGATATAGACAATACTATCATCATATTCCAATGAGCCAAAATCCAGATAACTACCAAAGAGATACCTTTTACTCTTATCGTTATCAATAGTATATATCTCTATCTGAGCATTAGCGTTCAAATAGTTGGTCCGGTATTCATTAAGTAAAAGGTTATATGCTTTCCCCGCAAACTCAAACTTTGAACTGAATGAACGGATAATCCCACTGAAATCATTTCGTTTCAGTGAGATATTAATCTCATCCCAATTACTAATGCAATCCTCATTAATAATATGAGCCGTACCATTGATGATTAGAATATATCTGTTCATACATTTTCCTTTGCAGCGAATATATAGAAAATGCTAACCGACAAATAGGTTAGCATTTATCTTGACATTATATAATTGTGACAAAAACGGTACAATCAAGTTATAATCAACACATTACAACAGGCACAAATTAAAGGGGGAATTTACTTGCCGCCTCTCTCTAAAGATAAAGAGAGGCAAACTTCTTTTAATGTTTCGAGCTTGGCAGATTCTGAATCTATCTTAGATAGACAGCTATTCAACCGATTAGCAAGCAGCTTTATCTCGGTGATTTTATTAATCTCATCAGAATGATTATCAAGATATACTTGAGTATCAGTAAGCGCTGTTTTGACTTCTGCAATAAGAGTTGAAATATCTTGTGTACTCTTTTCTTTTCTCATTGTATAGTATTCTAATACATCCATAATTATAAATTCTTTGATTATTATTTACTATAAAGATAGCGTTTTTGAGCGTAATTAGCAATCTGATTAATAGCCATTTGCACCACATAAACGGTATTTAACTTAGCCCAACTCACGCCTCAATATTTCTCTGCCAAAAGAGATACGGCTACGTACTGTAGTAGTAGGAATATTAAGTAACCGGCTTATCTCATCATAGGAATAACCCTTAGCATATAATAAGACACACTCTATACAACATGATTTAAACGCACATTGCCGGATTACCGATAAGATTTCATGGAATAAAGCCCTTTCTGATGCTAAGCGTAGAGACACAACTTGACAAACATCATCATAGTCAACAAAGCGAATGATAGATTTGCGGTTATAGTTGGTTATATAAGTGTTTTGCATAATCACTTCGCACCAGGGTTTCAATGGTCTGCCACTCTCGAACTTGTCTTTGTTCAGCAAGGCTTTATAAACTGTATCATTCGCCAGATCCTCGGCATCTTGTATAGACCAACAATACTTTCTTGCAACCTTTACGATCCAGGGATAGAGCAAAGCAATTTCCTTCTCAAAGTCCATATTCATTCCTCCTCACAATGCGCATGGTAACTTCACCAGCCATGCTTTGTTCTACAAATTCTCGCTGTCTGACACTCTGCTCGTATAAATCATTGGCAGACTGCTCCAAAGACTCTATGAGTCTATCAACAGAAGGTTTGGAGGAAACAAGGTCCTTTACTTCGGACAATTCAAGAATTATCCGATTACATTTACTCTCAATAGAGTTTAGTTTTTGTAACAGCTTGCAATAACCTAAATGGTCAATGCCGCATTTAATGCTTGTTTTTTGCATAAGAAAACTCATTAGTAGTTCGTAAAAAGAATTACTAATGAGTTCATCAAAAGTCCGATAACATTAAAAAAAATATTTATGCTATCTAAATGTTCCCCTCTTATTCATTATGTCAACATTCACTTGGTTTACAATATTGGCATACACAGCAGCATTAATCTGATGCATATCAATGTGCATTTTGATGTATGTCATAATGAATGCAATTTCTGAGTCATAATAAGAACGTATATCATCTGGCGAAGACTTCTCTTTAGTTTTCTCCGGATCTGCATTTACTTCCTCATTACGATGCTGTTCAAAGGTAGCATATCTCAGCAAATCAGCAACTCTATCTTTGAGGTTGTCATCGCTCACACCGGAAACATCTTCATCAATCATGGCAAGTAAGGAACGTATATCCTCATACGCCTGTTGCATAACAAGAGTGGTACATATCCGGAGAAAGAAGACTTTCATTTTACATTTTATCGCTTCTTCTTTTTTCGCAATAAAAGCTCTCATTCCTGATTTATCGGCAATAAAGCGATATGATGCGATAAGAGAATGAGCGCATCTTTCAAGCTCTTCTTTGTTAACTTGATCACCATCATCTAATAGCAAACAGTAATTGCCACACAGCAGTTCTATAAACTGCGCTAATGATATTTCATTCAATCTTGTTTTCATGAATTTCTCAATATGTATAAGTCAAATTCTCTTTTATAAGCCTCTCTCCTACGTTGTTTGATAGACTGTACCAACAGGTTGTTCGTCATATCCATCCGGCGTTCAAGACCGGAATAGTCGTTATAAACAGTAGTGCCAGCCCCACCCTTTTCACTGTTACGAAGGAAAGAGAACATCGGAGCAAAACTATTATTCTGCCAGTCAAGGGAACCGAAATCATCGACATCAGGAAAGACCTGAGCACCTTTCGGAAGATCTACAAGCATAGGGGTATCAGGAGTAATCCATGCCATCCCCTTATACATTACAACTTCACGTTTGCCGGCATCACCTACGAGAGCTTTTCCCCCAGGATGAGCACCGTCTTTCGTACCCTCTGCGTATGATGGTATAGGGGTAGCGGCAATAGTGGCAACTTGAATAGCTCCCATTGCTCCGACAATGGCAGCTAACACAAAATTAGGTAGCGATTTAGTAATCGCTAACGCTGTGGCGATACCGGCTTGCGCAATACTGGTAGCCTTATCCCAGATAGCTTGTTTCCGGGCCAACTCTTGTTTTTTCTTCTCCAATTCACGGTTCTTTGCCTCCGTTTTTTCTTTGGCAGCACGCTTCTTAACCTCAGCCTCTTCCTCTGTGAGAAGACCATACTCGACTTTTTTCTCAATTCTCTCAATATCCTGATCGTAGGCATCATTGTTAGCGTCTTGCTCATCTTCAATCTTGGTTATCTGGCCATCGTAAACAGTTGCAATGAGATCTCCAATACTTCCTATTGCCTGTTGAGCAGTCTGCAACCAATCTTGCAGGCTACGCATTCTATCTTTATGAGATTTTTCGTCAGCCTTAGTTACTTTCTCAATAGCGGCAATCTCAGCCTCAGCCTCTTTCTGAGCAAGCTCAGCTTTCAACTTTTGGAGCTCTTCAGCAATCTTCGCCCTATCATCAGAACTAAGGTTATCTGTTTTAAGTTCCAATTCCAGGGCATCAATGGCAGCTTCGTTCGACTTCCGGACATAATCTAATGTAAGTTGGTATTCCTGCTCGGCATATTCCCTCTGAGTAATTTTCTTTTCTGCAAGTTGTTTTTTCAAAGAGAGCATGTCAGCTTGATAGGTCTGGTCACGAATGATTTGTTCGGCTGCCGCATTCTCTGCAATAAACTGTATCTGATAAGCGGCATTCTCTTCAAGTATCAGTTGCTTCTTATTGCTATATTTTTGATCGATGGCAAACACATCCTCACCTGTCTTTTCTGCCGCATCAATCTCAGCTTCACGCTGTAAATCCAGTTGTCGGAACTTCAATGCAAGTTCTTCCTTTGAGCCCTTCTGAACTACTTCAAGAGAATTGGCAATATCTTGCTTTTCACGGTTGGCATTATACTGGATGGAGAAACGCTGAATAGCATTTTGCATCTCTTTAGCCAGGTTCTCCCGGGTAGCAATTTCTTCTTTACTATAACCTTTGACTGCGGCAATCTTCTTTGAATAATCAAGACCTATTTTTTTCAATTCCTTATCTAATCCCTCATTCATTAAAGCCAGTACAGAGGCTTGATAGGTTTCTTGAATCTTCAGTTTCTCAGCAGCAGCTTTCTCTAATTCACGTTTTTCTTTATCAGTAAGTGTTTTAGTATTATTTGCATCATCATCTACAGTAACTTTGCTATACTTATCAATGATTTTATCAATTCCTGCATTATACTCTTCACTTTCAACCAATGAGAAGAACGACTTTGAAAAATTCAATTGGGCTTTATCTGCTTTTTCGGCCTCTTTCGTATAAACACCAAACATTAGGGCAGCCGCATTTTTGAATTTAGACATATTTTCAAATTCAAAGGTAGAGTATTGTGCTCCCTTTTTAAGTTTCTCAACTTCAGCACGCTCAGAAGCGGTAATTTCAATTCTCTTATTACTTAATTGTATAAGAGCCTTGGTGCGGGCCTCTTCATCTGTATCACCAGCATCACGTAGCCTTTTATATTCAGCATTAAACTCTTTTTCTTCATCCAGGATCTTAGCATTAGCTCTTTTCTTTGCCATTTCCCTAAAATCAGTTTCGATCTGCCCAATCTTTTCCTCCGGTGTTTTTAAATCATTGGCTATACTTCTAATTTTATCAGCCATCCAATTTAAAAATTCTTTTGCCGGTCCAGTTGTATTAGAGAATGATAGCATAAACGCCTCCCAAGCAGATGATAAATTAGCAATGGCTCCTTGCACATTATCCCCCATAGTGTTGGCCATGTCAGCCAGCTCACTTTCAACACCGGTAATTTGATTCCGTAAAGGAACAATCTTATCAGCAGCCGTAAGGAAAGCGTTGAAAGCAGCAACACTACGTTTATCTGTAAGTTCAAGAGTAGTATTCAGATCAACGCCTTTATCTTTTAATGATTGAAGACCATTAACAAGCTCAGGTAATGTTTTAACAGGCTTTCCAAGAGCTTTCGCAAGCTTTCCTGAACCATCAGCAAGGTTGAGAAGGATATTCCTTGTTGCAGTAGCAGAACTTGAAGCATCGAACCCAGCATCAGCCAATTTACCAAGCAATGCTAAAGTATCCTCTATTGTGCAGTTGAAAGCCTTTGCAACCGGCCCTACTATCGGTAATGCAGTAGCCAGATAAGAGAACGATAATGCACTTTTGGAAGTAGCAATAGCCATTGCAGAAACATATTGTTCTGTATCTTTTGTATCGGCATTGAACATTCTCAATGCTGCGCCTGATAAAGCGGCGGCTTCGGACAATTCGGCACCAGTAGCTTGTGCAAATCTCAATATAGCACTTGTCGAATCAAGAATTTCTTTTTTTGTAAATCCCAATTTGGCAAGTTCTATCTGTAGTTCTGTTGCCTGAGATGCTGTATATTTAGTTGTTGCACCCAATCGTTGCGCATCCGCAGTTAAATCTTTTATTTTATCAGAAGTCGTACCTAAAATAGCA